TAGAGCATGATCAAAAAATGCTTGAAAATAGTGAAGGCATGACTACATTGGACTATATGTTAGCAGAGCGCAGAGTTCAAAAATTGATGTTTGATTTTGTGCAAGATACCTTTTCGTTGACAGATGAAGAAATTTTAAAGATTAAAGATAGTGTTGATGCAACACAGTTCAAAGAAGCCTTTTCTTATATATCAGACCGTTTACGAGGCGTCACGGATAAGCAGTATGAAGAAGCTGTCAAAAGAGAGAAAGCGCTACGTGAAAAAGAGGCAAAAGAAGACCCAAAAGAAGGCTCAGTCGAATTAGCCGACTGATATTTGATAAAAAAAACGAACTAGAAGATTTTCATTATTTTAAAAAGCAGTTATTTAAGGAATATGGTATTTTACCAGGAGATTTAGATCATCAAGAATATTTCTCGTTCATGGAAATGCTTAATGCTAAAGAACCTGATAAACGAGCTGCTGATCCGTTGGACGTTGCCCGACAGATGGGATTAGATATACCAAAGGAAGGAGTATAAATGGTTGATAGAATTCAAGCTGAAATGGCGACATCTATTGCCTTAGACGTAGTTAAGGCAACGAGCAGTCTGAGGGGGCTTAGTGATGCTGTTAATTCAGTTAAAAACGCTTGGAAAGCTCAGGAAGCGGCCGCTAAATCTTCCGGTGATTATTTAAAAGCTGCGGAAGAAAGATACGACGGTCTTGGACGTCAAATGGATGTTCAGAAGACCAAAATAAGCGAATTAGAACAGCGACAAAAAGGCTTGGACACCTCTACTAAAGAAGGTGCCGAGTCTTTTTTGAAATACGAAAAGAATATTCAACAAGCTAATCAGCAACTAGCTAGTTTAGAAGCTCAGCAACAACGCGCGAAGTCATCTCTTGAGTATCAAAAAAGTGGTTTAGCACAGCTTCAAACTGAATATAAACAAACAAATGCAGTGTCTGATTCGTACGTCAATCGATTAAAGGCTGAAAATAAAGAGAGACAAGCTAATATAGCTCAGGCCAACGCTCTGAAATCTTCTCTATCTAATCTTTCACAACAATATAATAAGCAGTCAGAAGAACTTAAGCGAGTTGAAGCTGATTCTGGAATCGCTAGCGAAGCATATCGCAAACAGACCGTTAGGGTAAACGATACTGCGACTAACATTGCAAAAATGAAAGATGAGTTTAAAAGTGCCCAAAAAGAAGTTAATTCGGCTAACCCCTACGGATTTGGCCGCTTTTCATCTGGAGCTAATATAGCATATAGAGCTACAACTAAGATGGGCGATGGCATCCATTATGTGACACAGAAAGCTAAAGATTTCGCTGCTGCGGGCGCTTTAGTAACAGTTGGACTTGGTGCTATTGCAACGAAAGGTGTGCAGTCTGCTGCTGAATTAGAAAATTCATTTATCAAGACTTATAATCTGGCAGTTACTGGCGGTGAAAAAGCCGCTGAAGCCCAACGCAACGTCAATCAAATGCAGAAAGACGGCGCAAAACTTTCGGTTGAATACGGTAAGTCACAGTTTGAAATTGCTGAAGGATACCAAGAATTAATTAAACGTGGTTATACAACTACAGCAGCATTAGGGTCTATGCGGTCGGAGTTAGAAGCGTCGGTTGCATCTGGCGATGACTTCAACAATGTTCTGTCGGTTACATCACAAGTCGTTGATGCTTATGGTTTACGTGTTGATGACGCTAACCAAATGATTAAGAATACTAAGGACGTTACTAACCAACTTGCTTATGCTGCTGATATGACAGCTACTGACTTCCAGTCAATGGGTAAGGGTATGGAGTATGTTGCCGACACGGCACACTCTGCTGGAATTGAATTATCTACAACTTCTTCAGCAATGGGTATTCTTTCTAACCATGGTCTTGAAGCTGATAAAGCCGGTACAGGTTTACGTAAAGTTATTAACTCTTTGACACAGGCATTGGGCGAACAAGTTAGTGCTCAAGAAAAAAGTGCTGAAGGCCAAGCCAAGATGAACCAAAAAATTGAAGAGCAAAAGCAAAAAGTTCAAGATGCTCAAAATGCGGTTAATAAGGCAACTGAAGCAGAAAAGAACAGCACAAAAGGTAAGAAAAACTTTGCAAAACAGGTTGAGTCTTCTAACAAACAATTAAAAAAGCAACAAGAAAATCTTGATAAGTTAGAAGGTAAGGCACAAGCTGCTTCTGGCGCTCAAGACATGCTATCTAGTTTAGGAATTTCTCGTAATCAGTTAGTTCAATCTAACGGCCAATTAAAGAGTATGTCTGAGATAATGAAGGTTAGCAACGATCATACAAAAGGCATAAAAGATGCTGATGTCAAGAATAACATTTTCCACGCCTTGTTTGGAACAACTGGTATGCAAGCAGGTATTATCCTTGCTCAAAATAATGAAGAACTTGACGAGTTAAATAAAAAAGTCCGTAATGCCGCCGATGGTCAAGGTTATGTTCAAAATCTTGCTCAGAAGAACATGGATACAACTAAAGCTAAGTTAGCACAATTGAAGTCATCGGCAGAGGTAGTTGTAAATTCGTTAGGCGCGTCATTACTACCAGCTGTTTCTGATTTTGCTGTTAAGTTGGCTCGTGCCTTAAATTCCGAAAAGAGACAAAAGCAATTAAAAGAATTATCAAAGATTGCTGGTGAAGTCGGTCGAGACATTGTCAATACAATTCAATTTGTTTGGGGACATCGTTCAGAACTGGTTATATTAGGGGAAACCCTAGCAGGAATATGGGCATTCAAGAAGATTAGTGATGCAATAGGATGGGTCAGGACTGCAATCGGAACTTACCGTGAGCTTAATGGTGTTTTGAAAACCACTAACGAATTAAATGCTTTGGGGATGCTTTCTGGTAAGCAAAGCATCGCTAAGGTAGGGACAAGTGCATTAGGAAGCATTGTATCTACAAGCGGTTCGGCAGGCGCAGCTTCTGCCGAAATTGGAATGCTTTCTAAACTATCAGCAACTTTGATACCAGTTTTAACAAAAGCGCTCCCGTATGTCGGCGTGTTAGCTGGTATTGGACAGGCTGGTTATAATGCGGTCAATGCTTCAAGAGCCAATGATAGTGTTGAAAAAAGAAGTGGACAATCTGGAGCTTTTGGAGCTTCAACTGGAACGCTCATTGGTGCAGGTATTGGTTCCCTAATCGCTCCTGGCATCGGAACAGCTATTGGTGCTGCACTGGGAGGTACTGCAGGTTCTGAAATTGGTAAAAAGTTTGGGAAAGCGTATCAAGAAGGATTTAAAGAATCACACCCCAAAAGCATAAGTGCTTGGCTTGGTGATGATTGGGACGCTGCATATAAAGAATCATCTTCAAAAACAATGAAGACTTTTGCATCAAGCTATAAGTCAGAAATTGACAAGTTGAATCAAACCGCTGCTATCAAAATTGGTATTGATGATAAAAATTTAAAAGAGAATAAAGCAAAAATTGATTCTATTTATGCTCAATTAAGTAAAACAGTTGAAGATTATTACAATAAAAAGTCGAAAGATTCGCAGAAGGACTTAGACGTTCTTGTTAAAAATGGTGTTATTACCCAAAAACAAGAGGAAGATATTCTAAATAAGTCTAAAAAGAACGATGATAAGTCCAAACAGCAGAAGCAAGATTTAGTTAATCAACTGAAATCAATTTCAGATAAATATTATGCAGATGTTCAAAAAATAGAAAATGGCAATACTTCAAAGTTAGAATCAATAGCTAAGAAGTATGGGACGAGCTCAAAACAATATGAATCTGAAAAAAACAAAGAGTTAACAAAAATTCACAGCAAATATGTTGATGATATTGTTAAATCTGAGATGAAATTGAATGAGAACGTATCAAAAACAGCTAAAGTTGCTGCAAAAAAGCAAGAAGACATTTTAAATGAGCTTAATGATACAACCCATAAATTAAGCCTAAAGAAGATACTGCAGGATGAAAAAGATGCAAAAAAGAACTACGATACCGTAGTTGGACAGGCTTATAAAACAAGAGATGACTCTGTCAAAGCAGCTAACCAAAAATATAAGGATACAGTTTCTGCAGCTGACAAAGAATATTATCAAAATGGGACAATTAGTAAAAACCAATACGATGATATTGTTAAAAAAGCTCGCGATCAACGAGACGATGTTATTGACGCTGCTGATGATCAGAAAAAAGGCACTGTAAAAAAAGCGGGTGAGCAATATCACGATGTAGTTTCTGCTGCTGAAAAACAAAAAAGCGCGGTTCAAAATAAGAGCCTTCTTCAAAAAGATGGAGTCGTGTCTACACACGGAGATCAAAAAAATAAAGTCACTGGCTTAGCAGAAACGCAAAGTAACGCTTTATCTGATTGGGCAGAGAAACAAAAAAATAATACAACTAAAAGCGCTGGTCAAGAGAGAGATGGAGTGACAGATGCATTAGGAACAATGTGGAAATGGTTGAAAGAAAGCGCTGAAGCTGGAATAAATGGTTTATTCACTCCAATTAATATCGGAATAGGCGGATTAAATGGTTTAATCAGCGCATTTGGTGGTCCTAAAGCCACTATAGCGCCTATAGCTGTAAAATTTGCTACTGGTACTGGCTTTTTTGGCTCCAATAGACGTGAAATAAATCAACCAACATTAGCTATGCTTAATGATGGAAATGATAGTCCTGAGACGGGTAATCGTGAAATGCTGATTCACCCGAATGGGCAATCTGAATTAGTTAAAGGAACTAACGTCATTAGACCATTATTACCTGGTACTGAGGTCTTGAATGCTAGAGAAACTGCCATGCTGTTGAGTGGTGGAATACCTAGATTTGCTACTGGGACAGGAATGTTTAGCAAAGTTTGGGACGGAATAAAAAGCGCCGGTAGTTGGATAGGCGGTGTTGCGTCAAACGTTTGGGATGGAATGTCTAACGGAGTAGAGAAATTCACTAGGATGTTGGGATACATAACAGATACAGTTTCTCATCCAATTGAATCACTAGAAAAGAAATTCAATCCCAAACGTGAGTCAGACCTTGGCAGTATAATGAATAACCTTGGAGACAAAGTTTTTTTTGATCCGTCTAAGAATCAGGCCAAAAACTGGTGGTCTACTTTGTGGAGCATGGCTAATAATGCTGCAAACACTGGAGATGTTGACGGACAAGGAGACAACTACCCTTGGAAGTCAGTAGGTAAAGATAGTGGCGCTGACCCTTGGGGCTACTTCTATCGTGAGTGTGTCAGCTACGTAGCCAATTCTTTGAAGAATATGGGTGTACCAACTAGTCTATTTAGTGGACTGGGCAACGGTTCTGATTGGGTTAATGCCCCTGTACGACACACTAATGAACCTAAACCTGGAATGGTTGCGGTTTATGGACCAGGTTCAGAATTTGGAAACCACGTGGCTATGGTTCGTGGTGTCAAGGGTGGCACCTTTAGTGGTGAAGAATATAACTGGGGTGGAGATGGGAATTATCACACCTACTCAGGACGTTCTAAAGCGGGCGTTACAACGTTCTTGGACTTTGGTAAGTCTGGTGGTGGGACAGAAGGTGTAGAAGCTAATAATCCACTGCAAAAACTTATTAAGAGCCAAGTTGGTGGTATGTTTGATTGGATTCAGAAGTTTATTGGACCAGTGAATGATACTAGCACAGGTGTTGGCGGAGATGTTCAAAGTTGGTCTAACGATGTTAAGAAAGCATTAGCTAAACTAGGTTTGTCAACTGATTCAAGCATGGTTCAACGAGTATTGCGTCAGATTCAAACTGAGTCTGGTGGTAATGCAAGTGTTATTGGCGGTAATGATGGATTAGCTGATGGTAATGCTACAGGTTTGATGCAAGTTAAGCCTGGTACATTTGCTGCTAACATGCTACCTGGCCATGGCGATATTATGAATGGTTATGATAACATTCTTGCCGGTTTAAACTATGCTCAAAAGACCTATGGCCGTGACTTAAGTTTCTTGGGTCAGGGTCACGGATACGCTAATGGGGTGATTACCAATATGCCTCATGTTGCTAATGTGGCAGAGGGTGGTCAAACAGAAGCGATTATTCCATGGGATTTGTCAAAGAAATCTCGTGCAATGGAGTTGCTTGGTGAGACAGTTACTCATTTTGCAAGTAATACCATAAATGATGTTGATTATGGAAATAAAAATTCTAATAACTCAGACAGTATTTTAATGGCTTTAGTTGAACAAGGAAAACAAACCATTGCACTTATGTCTCAATTAGTGCAAGGACAGGCCAACCCAATACCAGCCGTTGTTAGTGATGATCAGGCTAACACTGAATTAAACAAAGTTAAAGCGCGAGTTAATGCTTTTCAGACATTAGCAAAAGGATAAAAATT